GCGCTATATGTGGGCCTTCGCTGCAATCGTTTCCGGGTTGGCCGCTCTCATCCAGCTTCCGTGCTGCGCATCGCAAGGCAGCTGATGTGATGCAAAAAAGATTTATTAACTTTGCTTGTCTATGAGCTGCTCTTGTGTTTGAGATTCTTATTATGTTTGAGAAGTTAGTAGGTGTGTATTTGCTTGACAAGAGGCATAGTGTGTGTAATACTAGAGGCAACACACAGAGTTGTGTGGAGTTCTACTAAGGGAGAAGCAAGTGACTTACTACAAGGTCAAGTTCATAGATGGCGATCTATGTCGTGTGCAAGCTAGTGACGAAGCACAAGCACAGAAAGAAGCACGAGAAATAATTCAGGGCGTAGAGGTTCTGTCAGTCGAAGCAGAGTTGCCTATGAAGTTAGAGTTCTACTCTGCTATCTATGGAAACAAGTTAGGCGAGACAACTATCTAAGTCCAACAAGAGTTAGCCCCTTAGCCATTAGGTTAGGGGGTTCTCTTTTTGACACACCGTAAGCACTCACACTTGACAACACCTAACATAGGTGCAATACTGGAGATACCGTAAAGGAAAGGGAGAAAGCAAATGGGATACTACGACTACCCAGAGAGTTACGACTACACCGTAAGCTTTGAGTGCAGCGAATGTGCACACCGTAATACAGACATAGAAACAAGTTCATTCAGTTCAATGGGTAACGACATTGAAGTTGATTGCCAGCAGTGTGGATACGAGAATACCGTAAGCATTGAGGACACCGCTCCTTGTTGCTCCAGCGAATACTGCCACTGCTAAACAATTATTGTTGTTACATAGATAGCCCCTCTGCCGTATGGCAGGGGGGTTTCTCTTGTTATCAACTTGTTATCAAATAGACTTGACAAGTCTTTATAGTGATGATTAACTAGACACATACCGCAAGGGAGCGGTAAATGAGTAAAGGAGAAACTCAAGTGAAGAAGATAGTTCTAGTAAGTAAGTCACAGGGTGAGCGTGGACAAGAAGGCAAGAAGAAGGTTTACGAGATCACCGTAAATGGAAACGTTGTTACCGTATCTTGGGGCAAGGCTGAAGTATCCGCAAGACAGACACAGGTCAAGCGTTTTGTTAGTGCATACCACGCAGACAAGTTTGCCAGCGAGAAGAAGTGGGCAAAGTTGGAGAAGGGTTACGAAGTAGCCTTTACCGCATAATCCTAGACAAGCAAAATACGCCCCCTACCGCAAGGTAAGGGGCGTACTTGTTTGCGTGGTTACTTGCCTGTGGCTTGAGCAGTCTTCTTGTCTACGGCAACGAATACTTCATCAATCTCTTCCATTGATAAGTATCCGTCTTTGAGGTAGGCACGGGATAGTCCTTCGACTACCGTCGCTACACCGCTTACACCTGCCATAAACACCGCTTGCCAGAGTTCTACTCCAGCAAGAGCACCCGCGCCAATGACTGAAAGTCCTGAAGCGGCGAATACCGCAATAATGCGTAGGCTAACCTGTCGCAGTTTATTGATTGCTGTCATGGGTGTCGTCCTTCCATTGATCACACCGGCACTAAAGAAATAGCACCCAGCCCTGCAAGTTTATCGCGCAGTAGCTGGATGCTAATCCGTAAAGTTGTTATCGCCTGTTGCGAATTGAGATCGACATTCCTCCGCGTGATGCAGCTGGAGCTACCGCAGCTGGTGCAGCTGGTGGCGTTGGTACTACAACTTCAACAACTTCTTGCAGCTCAGCTGCTTCAACTTCTACCGCAGCTTCCGATGCAGCTTTAGATTTTTTACCTCGCGGGGCAGCTACAACAGCCGGCACAACTGCTGCAATTTCTTCTTCAGCCGCAGCCTCTTCAACCTGGACAGCTGCTTCCGGCTCAGCTTCTAGCTCTTCTACGACTTCTGCAACTTCAATTAGTTCTTCCGTAGGAGTGGATTCTTCTGGCATAGTTGTTTACCTGTTTCTTCTAAGACCTGTTGAATCTAATTATAATTTAGGGATCAGCAGCCTAGTTCAGTAATTTTTTACCTTAGAGCTCGCGCCCGGCCAGAAGAGCAGCTGAAACTGAAACAAGACCAAAGGCAATCACCAGGTCTGTGTTGTGTGCAAGTGCAGCTGCTATGCAGCCAATACCGCAGACAGCTGAAAGGACAGCTGTCCAAACAATGTTAGTGTTATTCATTTTTCTCCTAGAAACAAGTATCGCAAGTGCAGTGGTTTCGCTTACCGCTTTCGCACCTTAAACTGGCAAAGTGGTTTGGGTGCATTGTGCCTTTACTATCTTGGCAGTATTTGCAGTTTTCAATCTGCTGTAAGCAGTCCTCGCATCTGTTGTTTCTGACTATCTGTCCTTCGCAACTTAAGCATTTGTTGTTCATTGTTTCTCCTCTGTAAATAGGACAAGCCCTACCCTTATGGGTAGAGCAAGTCCTTGCAACCTTGGGACATTTGATTAACGTCTACCTTGCAAGCATCTGGTGTGGTAACTCTTTCAGCCACTACAAACGCTACAAGAACTAGTAGAAAGATAGAAATGTTTCGTACTATAACTCCACGCTTTGTGAGGTTCATTGTTTCTCCTTTTGCTTTGTCGCCCTTGCGACTTTCTAAAGGTATCACACTTTCTTAGTTAATGTCAATGTCCGACACGCTGGTGTCTACAAAGACATCTCCGCGCCACATCTCAACGTCAATCGTTTTAAGGAACTCTACGAACTGTCGGTTAAACAGAGCGTCAGGGCTTCGCCTCTCTCGGATCATTGAGATTGCTTCTTCAGGTGAATAACCCTCACGGATCAGCACAAGAGCCGTAACAAGTCCGGAACGGTTGAGTCCTGCTTGGCAACGTATTAGCACACGCTTTCCACTCTGCCACTCTGTGTGAGCGAATTTAGCCGTAGCAAATAGTTCAGCCCAATCGAAGTGGTTTACATCTGAATCATAGATGCAGTAGCGGTACTCTTTTACTAACCAATCCACAGGGTTGGCGTATTGGTACATAGTCACTACCGTGTCAAAGAATTCTGGAGTAATAAAAGCTTGACCACCACTCCAAGCGCGGTAATCACCTAGCGTGTCGTTGTCATCTGTTCCGCCTACCCAAAGCCCGTCAAGAACGTTACTCCATAATGGAATGTCCTCGATAGCCCAGGAGTAATCAGGAGCTTCAATGCCACCAGTTGTTTGTTTAGTTTTCGTATTTGCGTTTTTTGTCATTATGTTCTCCCCTTTCTTAAGGATTACTTTAAGGGTAACACGGGAGGCTGCCATTGTCAAATCGGGCCTAAAAAGATAATAACCGCAAGGATTATGTTTCGTTACCAAATCGTTATAAACCCGACTTGCTTTTGTCATAGAAGTATTGTAAGATTTCATTAACTGGAAGAAAGGAGAAACCCCCAGCCGTGAATACTTACAAAGTATCTTTCGTTGGAAACAACGGTGAAGTAGATGTTCTTGTTGAGAGCAACATCAACCATCTAGATGAGGAAACGTCAAACATTATTATTGACCAAGGCATCGAGATTGGTTACCAAATACACGGGAAAGACTTCCGTGATCGTTTAGACACTTACGCGATTTCCGCAATGCCTGTCTAATCAAAACCAAAAGAACCCCTCGTCACTAGACGGGGGGTATTCTTTTGCCTACCCAAGCAACTACGTTGGTAGTAACCGCATTACCCATTTGCTTGTAGCGAGCTGAATCAGAGCCGCAGTCAGTCCAATCGTCCGGGAATCCTTGAAGTCGCTCACACTCTCGAGGCGTTAATCTTCTAACGCGGCTTTCTTGAATCACCGCAGGAAACCTGTTCTTGTCTGGCATAGTCTGACCTTTAGCAAGTACAGCGTCAAGCGTTTGACTAATTTGTCCGCCATCCCACCAGGTAGCTACTGACTGTCCACCAACAGAATCGAGCGTGTAGCTGGGATCGCCAGCTGCTCCCAGGCCAATTCCGTTTTGTTTTTTTACCATAGCTCTCCCATCCTGGATCGGCAGAGCTGTCAGCTCTAGCTCAGCTTCGTAAACCACAACACTTCCTTCCATCAGCTCCTGGTGATTTGAATAGTTCTTTGCACCGAAAGCTGTAGTAATAGTTCCGATCACACCTTCAGGGTAAAAAATTCTAATCAAAGCCGCGACCCAATCCAGCTGCTTACGTTTACTGTTACCGCATTACCAATCTGATGATACCGAGTTGTGTCTGAATGCTGTTCAGTCCAACCCTTCGGAAATCCTTGTAACACTTCGCATTCCGGCGGAGTTACTCTACGAACCTGGCCAAGAAAATTTATTAACGCAAAGACGTAAGCGTCCTGAGTTGTTCCGCCTCTATGAGATAGCCCAGCAATAATTGTTGGGAATACCTCAGTCAATTCGCGAACCAACCCAAGTTAAGACTTCGTCTACCGCAGTCCAGCCATCAGGGAATCCCTGCAGCCTCTCGCACTCAACTGGTGTGAGGCGGCGAACCTTACTTGTAGAAACCATTGGTGTGTTCAGTCCTCCCGTACCCATAAAAGCCGTAAGCGTATTAACTGTGTCACCCTGGATACGGAATCCATCTGTTCTGTGTGGGTGGAACACGATTGTGTCGTCATCTTCTGTCATAGCCACAGCGTGACCTCCTGTTGTGTCAAGCGTGTACATTGGATCATCTGCCTCGCCATGACCTTTTCCTTGTGGTCCGGCAGTATCTTTGCGACCAATGACTGTTCCTTGAATTGGGTAAGCTGGCATTTCATCCTCAACAACTATTACTACAGCTCGTGTATCTCCAACATCAAACACATTTAATGTTGGGTGAACGACTCCTTCAGTCCAAACATCAGCCGGAAGAGAGCCATCCGCAGCTCGAGCTCCGCTGCGAATCGTTTTCACATACCAGCTTGGCATAGAATTTTTACCTCCACTAGCTGGTTTCAACTACCAGCTTGTTTTCCTGGACGTACTGATTTCCAACACCCTTGTAGTCCCGCGCCTGGAGAGTTCCAATCAGCTCGCTACCGAGGATTCCACCACTGACTGAAGTGCTTTCTTTAGTGGTTCCGGTAATGTTTTCCCGCGTCGCTCCGCCCGCCGGATGATCCCCTCGGCTGCTTTCGCGCTCAATGAGTATTTCGGGGAAACTTCCGTTTCCAAGACTTGCGACAATGAAGACTCGACGGCGTCGTTGGGGGACTCCGAAGAACTGCGAATCAAGAACACGCCATTGGATGTCGCTATACCCTGCGTCGGCCAAGCTAGTGAGGACGACTCCGAAATCGCGTCCGTTGTTGCTTGATAAAAGTCCTGGGACATTCTCCAGGATGAGAGTTGTTGCTTTGACATGCGTCGCGAAAGAGAGTGCATCAAAGAAGAGTCCAGTCCTGGCACCAGCCAACCCAGCCCTTTTTCCTGCAACGCTAACGTCTTGGCACGGAAATCCTCCGCAGACAATGTCAATTTTTCCAACGAGGTTTTGCTCATCAGCCCATTCCTTTGCTGTTACTACATCACTATGCTTCGGCACATCTGGCCAATGCTTTTCCAATACGGCGAGGCACTTCTTGTCAATCTCAACCTGACCAACACAAGTGTGTCCACCAGCTTCAAGACCGAGATCAAAGCCGCCAACTCCGGCAAATAAAGATACAAAGTTTCCCATGGCATAAGCTTACCAGCTCTTCCAGGAAAGTCAATGCGCCGCGCCCGAGTAGCTGATACTTTTTTTACCTCCAACCAGCTCGAGCCGGGCAAAAGAAAAGCGGGGGTTTTATCCCCCGCCTAGCTTTCAGTATTTACTTGCTTGGTGGTGACCACGGTGTAGTCCAGTAACCAGTTACATTAGTTACCTTAGCTCCGCTACCCTTAACTTCTTTTAAGCGGAACTCTAAATACTGAAGGATTGCTTCCGCTTCAGCCTCAGCTAGATTAGTTTCCGTGTCGAAACTTATTGAGATAGTGTTTCTTGCCATCTTGCACCTCCCTTTGTTCTATGTTTCTATAATAACTTAACCTATCAACTTTGTCAAGTCTACTTGCATCTATCAGATAGATGTGTTATGATAGATTTATCAAGTTGCTAAGGGAGCAACTAAAAAGGAGAACAAAGTGCTTCACTACACAAAAGCCATAGCACGGGAGCTAGGTTTTAGTTTCGTACAGGATTCCAGCACAAACTGGCTACACCTAGCCAAAGAAGATAGCGTTCAAGCAAGGTGTAGCTCACGCTACCGAGTATTTGCTACTGAAGGAAACGGCGCAGACTTTGAGTGTCAGCGTTGTATGAAAGTAATCCAAAAAGCCAAAGGCGAGTAAGTAACTTGTATTTGTCAGATAAGTGTGTTAAGGTAGGTTTATCAAGTTGCAGGGAGCAACTGATAGAAGGGAAGCTACCGTGGACATTATGCCACTAGCACCAAGCACATACGCACAGTTATACGCTGTGTCAAAACTGTGGGACATACGCGCCTACACATTCAACGGTGACTTTATCTGCGTAGAGTGCGGGTGTAGAACTTCCGCAAACTCTGACGGTGACCGTCCTCAACCGGTATTTAGCGAACAATGGAATACCGAGGAACGTCTTGAGGCTTACGGGCTTGAAGTGTTCTGCGTAAAGTGTAACGAAGAAATCTAATAGCCAAATAGAAACCCCTGCACCGCAAGGTGTGGGGGTTTTCTTATGCGCTAAGTATTTTCCTGCGTAACTATGTTAATAGGTCCACCTGAAGATGGATCTAAACTTATGGCAACCGCAAGTGCAGTCTTAATGTGCTCCTTAGCTTCCTCAATCGAGCAGTTCTTTTCGACGATTGAATGTAGCGACCCCATTGCGTAATCTCCGCCGCTACCAATTCCGTAGAGCCCACTTGTATCTTTACTCCACTCATAACCTTCACCGAGCTCAAAGAGCTGACCAGCTATAGAAATTATAAGTTGAGATTCCTGAGCTCCATCTTTTCCGTATCCCGCAGCCTCGAAGCAGCTCCGGATAGTTGGAACAACTGTCGAGGTAAAAAATTTATCCAGCTTAGCTCCGGTGAGCTCTCCTGGATCTGGCAGCTTAATTACATCGGAAACTAAGTTAATTGCTCTTAAATCACCAGCTGCACCAATTAAGTATCTATCCCTTTTTACAACTTTTCCATTACCTTTAGGTAGTGTGTAGATGCGACCGCCGGAATCACCGCGGGATAAGCGAGAGTCATAACCAATAACTGACCAGCCATCGCCTTGAATAGCAGCAATAGTTGTCATAGCTTAATACTCGAAATCGTATGAATCGTCTTCGTCGTCCCAGAGAGCTGTACGAAGGCGTTCTTCGTATTTAATTGGATCCCAGTTATTAGTTTTTTCCGAGATATCTTCCTCGTCAATAAGTTGATCTAAAGATAAAACCGCAGTGTATCCATCATCCTCAAACATAATTACCAGTTTGGTGTCATCGTTCTCCGCGTCATCAACGATAGCAACGACAAAGGATTCTCCGGCGCGGTTGGCGTGGTATGCACTCTGGACAATTTCTAGTTTGTTCATACCAGAAACATTATCTTATTCTAGACAAGGCTATTTTGAACAAAAGAAAACCCCCCGCATAAGCGAGGGGCTATCCTTAGTTCTTAGTCTAGGAATGGGCTTGGGAGTCCGAATACGAACCCTCCGCCGTTCCCTTCCTCATCCTGCGAAATCTCAATCTCGCCATTCGATCCATCAGCAAACTTGACTAGGAATACTGGGAATGGTTTTCCACCGAATCCGTCGCCTCGCATCTCTACGAACCGTACTATTGTTGCGCCTTCCAAACCACTGTAATACATAGTGTGGAAGTCTGACTTTAACTTAGGCACTTTGTTCTCCTCTCTGCCTATGACATAAGGGTAACACACCTATCTGACAAAGTCAAGCCTATTTAGCCACAACTAAAGTTTTATTTAATTGAATGTGTTTTGCTGTGGCTTTGGTTTGCCGATAGCCGTATCTGGCTAATCGAGCATAAATTGACGAGTGGTTAATGCCCAACATCTTGGCTAGGCGAATACCGCTCACCCCGCGTTCAATCTCCTGATTCAGTAGGGCAACAAACTCAAAGGCTTCTGCAGAGTTGGTTATAGGCTTCCGAGCTAGTGCAGATAGTTCAAGCATTCTTGCAGCTACCGCAGGATCTAGTTCAACTTCAACTGACTCAAAGACGTCAACAATTCGATTTGGAGCTACTGGTACTTCTAAAGACTTGACATCTTCAAAGTACATGCGAGGCTCTGCCGCAATCTGTCGTACGCGTTCGCGATCACGCAACATCTTGATGTATTCGTCTCTGTCCGGACTGCTGTTTCTTGCTTTTATTTCTTCAATTGTTTTTAGTGCTGAAGCTGGTAGCTCCTGGTGCTGCTGCATAACAGTTCGTTGTCCAACAACAATTTTTTTCTTTCCTTCTAGACGTGACATTTTTTACCTTTCTCGTAATTTGTCATTACTTAATTTATTCAATCTATTACCAATTTTCTAGCTTGTCAAACCGCACCCAGAAAAACTAAACGCGCCACCAAAAGGGAATAAGGTGACGCGCTTAGGGATAGGTTAAAGGGATTACCCTATCCGTATTCCGGAGCTGGGACGAAGGGAGAAAAGACCCGCTCGACGGAACTCTTCAACTTTAGCACAACTCTTATTTGAGTTATTTATTTATTTACACTTGCCGCAACACAAACCGTGAATGTACTTTTTTTCTTGCACTTTCATAGCTTGGCCGCAACGCCAACAATTTAGATAAATGTAACTCACTTCTTAGCCAACCTCCCCCACCTTGGGTCGGAAGAGATTGTGGCTAGGTATGCGTAACGCGCTTTGTGAGCGCACTTCACATCACAAGCCCAGATGTACCAGTTGTTCCATACAAACTTCCGTGGACTCTTTTGATCACAACTTGCGCAACTTGCGCCGGATCCTAATCTTGTTTCCATTTTAGTTCCCTTCTTTCTATGAAGTCCCTCAACCTCATAAATAAAGTATCCCACAAACTTTCTGATTTGTCAAATAGAAAAACCCCCACCTTTTTGGTGAGGGCTTTTCCTTTGTCTTAGGCGACTACCGTGTAGGTTGCGCTTGGGTGACGGTGCATAGCCCCGTGCAGTCTGTAGAACCTGCGAGCGTTCCTCTTTAGGAAAACAATTTCATCTGCATCGCAGTTATGGCAGATTACGAACTGACCTATGCTGAAGTAGAGCCATAGTTCAGTCTTGCGATTTTGTAGGAAAGCTCCCACGCGATCAACTCCTTCGTTTGTCTCAAGTCCCTTTGACTTGATACCTCAAGGTTACAGCATACCCCTGACATTTGTCAATCACATTTAACAAAAAGTTTTTTAGCTGTCCCGGCCCAGGAAAAGATAATTGCAGCTCTTTGCCGCAGCTGACCCAGATAGCTCGTAATTTTTACCTCGAGCTCCCGCGCAAAGAAAAACCCCTACATCGCTGCAGGGGATTTCTTGAAACTTAAGTATTAAAGTTCCACTCCGGTCATAACAACATCCGTATCTACCGTGTCGTCAATCTCGTCATAGCAACCAATTGACTTGAAATGCTCCCACATCTCTGTGATGTCATCGCGATCATTCTCATCAAAGTCTGGGTGGCTATCCATGTAAGCCTTGTAATCCTCGTCTGGGACGTGCATAGACCAGACAGATTCAAAGCTACCTTCAAAGATTCCTCTTATGTTCACCGTGTTCTCCTTCTTTTTAGTATTTGTAGGTGATGTTTAGGTATTGGTACTTGTAGGGAAGATAAACTTCCTTGCGTACCGGTTCTTCATCTTCTTCAAGTTCGTCAGTTTCGTAGCGCACTAAGATTTCGCCATCTTCTTGAGTAACTTCGATTAACTCGTAAGCATTGTGATCGCATACATAGTCTTTCCAGTTCCGCGTGATGTCCATAATGGCTGTGTCCATTGTGTCGTACAAGACTTCTCCGTCTAGCTCAACAATGTCTACTGTTCTTAAGTCTGACATTTTTTCTCCTCTTGAGGTTTCCCTAACCTCGTAAACTAAATGTAACACAGGTGACTGACATTTTCAACCTAATCCGAAATTATCTTTTCCGGCTACCTGGGAAAAGCAGCAAGCTCGCAGCTGAAATTTTTACCTCGGCGAGCTGCGTGTCCGGAAACAAGAAGACCCCCGCGGCAGGCGGGGGCATCTCATTGGGTTTAGTAGTTCTCGTTTACCCAGTCTACGATTTCTTGCATCGTGTCCGCGCTATTCGCTACCGCTAGAAAGTTCTCATCTTCTAGCAATAAGCTTTCGTGAACACTAGTCTCACCAGCAACGAAACCTAGCACCACTCTTAGGTTAAGAGTTGTCATTAGTTGTCCTGTTGTCATTTTCTCACCTCTCCCTGTTATAAAACCATTGTAACATCTGCCCCTGACAAATTGGGCTTCTTATTATTTAGTTCTGTTTATAAATCTTTTTCGGATTTTTAGAGCAACAACAACCGCGATTGCTAAATAAATAGTTCTGGCCGGAATTGCTATGTCGAGCCAATAGGTCTGCATTTCAAACCCATTGTTGTTGAAATTAAATTCAAACCATAATAAGTATTTCATTTCCATTAGTTGCTCAACTCCTTGAGGGGGCGAGGTGACCAGTAGAGATCGCGCTCAACCGCAGGGACTCCACCAAAGACTGTTACATCTTCGAGTTCCTTTAGGCTAAAGTATCCGAGCTCTGTTTCAAACCCCTCGACCAAACCAAAGAAAGTATCCACGCCATCAAACTCCGTGGCGTACCATCTCCATCCGGAATAAGGACTAAAGAATTTGACCTGTGCTATTGCTTCGTAGCCCTTGCCATCTTGCGAATAAAGCTCTGGCAACTTTGCTGCCAGTTCTTTCGTTAGTAATTTGTGACCGCGCATTTTGTTTTCCCTTCTCTTGCGCTTATGGTTCTATAATAAACGCTAAAGGGGCAGACTGTCAAGTCCACCCCTTAGCGTGTCGTTTTTAGTATTCGGCAGGTGTAACGCTTGTGCCTAGTTCTTTGGCTAGTTCAAAAATGTCGTTAATGTCTACGCGACGGCTTTCGCCCTTGTTGTTAAACGCAATAGCCCAACCACTTAAGTAGCGATACTTTTCCGCGCCAGTTTCCACCAAGATAGCAACTTGACCATCTTGAAGATGCTGACCAATAACGTGTTCCCACGGAATGTCGTCATAGTCTTCGGTGTCGTCATTAAATTGACTCCACTGCAAACCGCCACCATCATTATCTGCATCCATAATTCCGTATGCAGTTTGATCGTCAATCTTGCTTGTGATAACTGTGACGTTGTAGTTTTCCATCTCAGCTTTGAACGCAGCTTCATCCTTGACTAAAAAGTAATTAGTCCGGGACTGTCCGTAATAGTTTGCCATTTTTTCTCCTTTGTATTGGCATCTATAAATAGTATTGCATTTTTAATTCGACTTGTCAAGTTCATTGTCAAAAGTTTTAACTAAAACTAATCCATCTTCTTGGCTCACAATAAACTTGTAGCCCTCTGGCAAAAGCTCCTCTAGGTACTGCAAAGAGAAATCCGAGATAATAATTAAATCTTCTAGGAGCTCCTGGCTTGGATTTCCCTCAAGAAAGATTGGCCGGTCCTCTTCCCAAATTTTTACCTCGATGTCAAACCCGTGCGAGATTGCTAGATCAACGACATCCACACCGAGCTGGATCGGACTTTCTTTTAGCGGCAACCATTGACCTAGCTTTGGCTCTAGTTTTTTCATAGTTGGGTAGTTCCGGTCCAACCCGAGGGGATTGAGTATTTAGCCTCTAACGAGGCGCGGAAGGTGTCTACAACTATTTGACAAACGTCATCTAGTATCTCGTCACTCATTCCGTCTAAGTAAGTCCGTAAGTTCTCTTGCAACTGTTCTTGTAGGTTTATCACAACTCTCCTTGTATTTTGTAGTTAAAAGTAGGTGGGGGTTTTACCCCCCACCTTTCTTTTTAGGAAACCTTTACTCTCGAGTAAATCTTTTCCCAATCGCTTACAAACGCTTTAATGTGTTTGCGAGCGGTAGCGTATGAGGTTTCTGACCAATCAAGATCATCCCAATCTTCGATACGATCCTGCCAGACAACGGCTTCTTCTAGACTCACCTTTAGTGTGTCTGCGACTAACCTTGTTACTTCATTCATTCTGCACCTCCCTTTGGTGTTTTGCTTATGAGTAGAAGATAACACACTTGACTGACAATTTCAAGTCTATTCGTTAAATTCTTTATTTCAGGCGAGTCCCGCACCGCACTCCAGTTGGGACAGTCTTACCTAGTGCAAGACCTGATTTTATTATCTAAAGATCTTCACCGTTCTCGTCCTGGAAAATTAGGTCGCGTAAAGCCGGTGCGTGTCCGTAACCGCAACCAAAATCTTCTAGTACCCATTCTTCAATCCAGTCCACAGCTTCTGCCGCGTGGATTGGGCGTAGCCCGGTGGCTTCAAACATGTCGTCAGAGATTTTCTGAAAGTCGTAGGTCACAACTTTCATTACGTTAATGCGCTCTGGCAAGTTTTTTACCTCACTCATTTTAGACCGCCACCACTCCTAGATCCATTAAGTAATCTTCTTTCTTGCATTCCGGACAACTGAAGATTGCTTCATCTTCGTATTCCTTAAATGTTATGTCGCACATAACGCACTTGACTAGGTTTACATTCATAGCTTTACTTCCCCTCATTTAGGTTTCTCAACGCTGCGTTTAGCGTGTCGTAGAGTTCTTCGTCTTTTGCATAGGTGTCGTTATCGTCAATCGCGTGTACCCATTCGGTAGTGCTGTCGTCCCAGACAGTTCCGTCATTTAGGAAAGAGTCCACATTCGACTCCACCACCCATTCGTTAGTTAGCGTATTGAAATAAACTATAAAGTGATGTTGCATAATTACGCTCCCATTACTGCGTTGATTAGTTCGACTACATCTTGCGAGTAACCGCCAATGTGCCAGTCGTATAGATCGTATGGCGTACCTTCTTCGTACTGTTTCCAGTCGTAGATAGTCGCGTACTTGAGTTCATAAGTTTCTTCGTTCATAAACTCAATAGTCCATTCAACGGTAACTTTATCGCCCTCACCGTATTGAATTGGCTCTCCGAACTTTTCTACCAAGTTGTAGTAGGTAGTAGTGACATAACCGCGTAGTGAACTTCCTGCGCAGAAATGTTCGTTATCTGTTTCGTACCGGAACTTTTGTCCGCTTACTGTCAATGCGCTCATTTATTTTCTCCTTTTTCTAAGCGTTACTGAAAGTTTAACATCACTAACTGACATTTGTCAATTCGGTGTCTAGCGCGTGTCGCGCTGCTTCAATACCTTCTTCAAGAGTTTCGTGAACTTCCCACCACTCTCCGTCCGCGCCTTCTTCATAAACCTCAAACCAGTTGTTATTAGTCCAGCTGTGGCTTTCCAAAAACTTTGAAAGCTTTGCGTCCGTGTCAATCCCGGTTTCAAGCAAATCGCTTGTGTAACGAATAACATCTCCGTTATCCAGGTTGATACGCATCTCCCCGCTTGATCCGACATAGAAAGTTCGATCGCCCTTTTTTACCTCGGCGAGCGGTTCAAAACCGCTGCCCCAGCAATAAAACGCCGAGTCTGTCTGCTCCGGATTTAGTTCAGTCAGGTATGTAACCTTTACTTCTTCCACACTCATTACTTATCCATTCCGTGTCCAACGTGGACTAGTCTGATTTCTTGTTCGCCAACTTCTACTCCCCAGCCATTCTTTAGCATTTCTAATGCTTCTTCCTCGCTGCTGACTAGCTTTAAGTTCTTAGAGTCAATCTCTACGGTTTTAATTATTTGAAATTCGTAACGCACTTTGTTTCCCTTCTTAGAGTGAGTCGGTCTCGCTCTATAATGATTGTAAACCATACCCCTGACATTTGTCAAGTGGTGACACCTAGCTGATTTTTTTACCTTCAAGTTAAGCCGCGCCAAAGCTAGAAAGGGACAGATTTCTCTGCCCCTTTCCTTGTGCGCCCCTAAGCGATTTCTACCACGAACTTTGGTATGCAAAGTTGTAGTTCTCTGGAACTGTTGCAAGTGCGTGTTGCAGTTGCTCGACGGTGTCGTCAATCTGCTCCCAGTACCAGTCGTCAATGTCGTAGTTCCCAAAAAAGAAACCTTGTGCCGGCGGTAGCAAGTCGTTTACTACATCAGGATGTTTACTTGCCTTTACTTCTTTACAGACTTGTAGCAACTCCTGCAACTTGTCGCGCGAGACATAATACTCCGCGCAATTATCCTCGCCGTCCTGAACGTTTTGTACGAACCAGTTATGGATTTGATTCGCCTTGCGCCAGTAGCCAACCTTTACATTGACTGAAATTGACGGGTACTCCTCGCAGATAAAACCGTCTACTTCTAAAGCTTCTGACACTTTCGCAAAAGCTTTTTGTTCTGCTTCTTTTTGCCAACTGCCGCCTGATAGATAAGCGTTGGCGTATAGGTACTGATCTAGTCCCATTTTAGTTTTCTCCTTCTTGTTGTTGTTTTAGTACTTCTACAAGTAACCGTGCGCGTTCGTCAATTTTTTCTGGACAGTAGCCCTGCTCGCCCTCGCAGATAATGCAAAAAGGTGTGCAGTCATAACCGCCGTCGTGTGCCGGACATTCGGTGCAGTCGTCCTCGTGGTTCGGACAATCTAGTTCTTGATTACTCACTTTGTTCCCTTTCTTAGGTAAAGCGTTTTTCGCTCTATAATGAATACTAAGGCATAGGACTGACATTTGTCAAGCCTATTTCAAAACTAATTTGCCTGGGCGAAGCTAGCCAAAAGGGCCGGTCAGCTGAAAAAATAATAAGGAATTTTTTTACCTCGGAGCTCAGCTAAGTTTTTTACCTCGGGCTGCGGACAAAAGAAAACCCGCGCCGGAGCGCGGGCTTCCCTGGTGGGGTATTAGAGTTTTGTAACTACGACTAACTCGCCTACGGAGTAAGCGTTGTCGCTATCCTCTGGTTCGAGCGTATCTTTTACATACGACTCTGCCAGTTCACGAGTGGCGAAAAGTGCAGTTCCATCGTTGTAGTTGCCGTCTCCATCAACCCAGTTAATGTTGTAAACCTTCACGGTTTTATTCTCCTTTGTTTGTTGGTTTCTTACTTCTTTTCGATAACGATACTTACGTCACCAGTTTCGTACTCGGCATCTGACCAACCCTGGTCTTCAGTTAGTACCTGTGGCTCACCGACCTGCGCCCAGAGTTGCGTTTCGAGATCGTTAATCTCTTGCTCTGTAAGTTCACGGTCTGCGCCGAACTTGATTGTGATTGTGTAATCCATTTGAATCACCTTCCCTTCTCTCCCTTATAGAATTCATTATAGAGTATGGGTCTGACAATTTCAAGTTGAAATGAGAGAACGCCCACACCATTTTTGATGTGAGCGTTCTCCGTTAAATACTTGTCGGAAGGCTGACACACGCTGGAAGGACGATACCCCCCGACAAGGGCTTATTCAGTTATCGTACTAGGCATTTCGCTTACCGATTTTGGTTAAGAGATTTGCTGCCATAGAACCGATTTCACTTGCCGTTTTAGCAGGATCCATAGTTCCAGGAACGATACCAGCAGATGCGCTACGAAGTAAGACTTGTGCTGATCTGCCGTTATCGAACGGTAACCATAATACCGCTACGCCAGCCATTTCACATTGCGCCACCCACTTACGGGCTGCTTGAGATTCATCTGCCGTATACTCGCCGTCTGACACTACGACCAGTAGCCGTGCGCCAGAACCGTCAAGCAGATTTAGCGAACCGTTCAAAGCTTTGAACGCCTTGTCAAACTTTTCAGTACCGTCCGGAGCGGAGTAAACCGCTACCTCGTCTAGGTGCTGACCTGTTTTAAGAGTGGAGAATACATCCGAGCCGTAGTAAACCATCGCGCACTTACCTTGCACTCGCCTAACCGCTTCCGACATAACCCACGCTGTTGTCGCCATTGGTCGCATCGCGCTGTTCATAGAGCCAGAGATGTCCACCATAACGCCGACCGTAAGAGTTGGATCTTCGGTGTGAGTCCGCTTGTTTTTACGGAACGCTTCAACTTGCTTGTGAATACCTTTGTCGCGAAGTGCCGCCTGTTGTACCAAAGCTTTTGGACGAAGCCGACCAGGTGGAAGTATGCTCGCCACTTCGGTAATGTCGCGCTCGCGGTACTTTGCTTTCTCAAGTAGCCGTGCAATCAAAACGGCAGCGGAGCGTTCCTCGCCAGTTGGCTTACGACGTTCAATTAACTCGCTACGAGTACCTGCGCTATTTTACTCCTACGCCATCATTGGCCTCGGAAAGTTTCTGCACGATCTTGCGCATCATTTCCATTTGCTTTTCATTTGGAATCTCGCCACGCTCTTCCGCAAGTTCGCGAACAATTTTTGCCCACTCGCGAGCTAGATAATAAACTTGTTCTAAGTCAGAGTGAATCGTGTGTCTCTGAAACTTACGCAAGATTGTTGAAAGTTTTTCTACAACATCAATTCCTAAACCGGACTCAACTAAATCTAAAACTTCCTCGACTTCATCCATCTCTAGAATGTCAGCGATAATCCGACCATGAACCAGTCCAACGAGCTGGGCTAGTTGCTGTACGGAATCACCCTCAAAGTTTTCTATGTCAGCGAGAGCAATCTCTAATGCGCTAGAGCGTAAGAACACTCGATAGCGAGGTTCGGCAAGTACGCCCTGTGCTTCAATGCGCGACTCTTCAAGAAGTACTAACGCTGTGTATTCATCTTCTTTCAACGCTGCTTGAGCATCTGCAAGACTCCATTGTGAAAATCGTGCGTGAAAAGCTTCGTGTGCGATCGCACCTATTGCTTTTGGAAACTCGTATTCAGTTTCGCGTAGGCAAAGATCGCCAACCATCTCTGGAGTCACGCCAACGCCGAAAGCAATGTCTGTGTTAACTTCGACTTCTGCAATCGCTGGCTTGTAACAAGCAGGTGAGCCAGAGCCAGCGTTGGGACCGGCCAAGCCAACTAAATCATTTCTACGAGCAATTAGATTTACTAACGTTCCAACGTCAGCTCCAACGCGTAACCACGCTGGTGGCTTGCGCCACTCTCTTTATCTTCTGGATTAAAGTGTGTCATTTTTGTCCTTTGTTGTGTCATTTGGTCTTACATTGTAATAGTATCATACTTGTCAAATCGGGGAAGGTGGGGAGCCTAAACACCCAGATAGGCTCCCACCCCGAGCAAGAATTAGATTCTTGCTGGCTTGCACTCCGCGCCAAACACTCGGGAGAGAACATCCGAAACTACTGGACGATCCATTTCCGGCGAGGCAGCGAGAAGATTTGCTATCGCGAACGAGTTACCAAAGACAGTTGCAATGTCTCGGAACGCTAGGAGTTCGCGCATCTGTGGGGCCCAAGAGACTTCACCTGATGCTTGTTTCTTATCCAAGTTTTGAGCGACAGTAACCATTGTGGTTGGCACACCTAAAGTGCGAGCCAATCCCCAGTCAGTTGCCATCTCTGCTTGAATTGCGAAGCGAGATAGAAGTGCTTCTGATAGTCGAACACCTGGTGCGTTTGGGTTAGTAGCAGAAGCGACATAGAAGCCTTCCTTGATTGCTACTGCGCCACGCTCTGGGTTAGCAGTCACGATAATTTCTTTGCGACCATCCATTGCGCCATACACGATTGAAAGAACCTTAGGGTCAATCAAACCAATTTCGTCAATGAATAAGACTGCACCTTCTTCTGCAGCTCTGATAAGTGGACCATCAATCCACTCAAAGCCACCAGCAGGAGTTTGGATGTAGCCACCAATGAAGTCAGAAACTTCGGTGTCACCAGTTCCCATAACTGTGTAGACATCAGCAAACGCTGCCTCAATCAACGCAGTCTTACCAGTTCCAGGTGCGCCATAGAGCAACGCAAACATTGGTGAGCCAGGAGTTCCTGATTGAACAAGTGCTGTTGCTTCACGCGCCTTGCGAAGAGTGGCAACATCTTGATGCTCACCCCAAGCTCGAGCGTGGTATTTGTCGCCATTAGGTCGA